AAACTATTAGAAGAACAAAGAAACGAACTTAAACAATTAATAAATTTAAGATTTGGACCTACTGCTTGGGATTCTATATTAGCTGAAAGAGCAGAAAGAATTAATCAAGCTAAAGAAGCCCAAAAACAAGCCAGAATAAAAGCTAAAAAAGAACAAGAAGAAATATTAGAGGTTATTAAATGGGTCGCATATGGGTTTATCATCATTGGTTTATTAATGGCTATGATAGTTTTTGGTGTAAAAGCTTTCGCAAAAGGTAAAATTTATAATGCACCTAAAGACTACACAAGAAATCAAAAATTAAACAATGGCACTATAACACCACCTAAAATGACCACTTGTAGATTAAAAAAACAAAAAGTTTTTAAGGATAAGATGGCTTGTATTTATGTTGGTGCTCAAAAGACATATGAACTGGAATTTACAGATATTCATGTAGGGTGTCCACGCAATTATCAATGTGTTTTCAATCCTAATGGCCAAGAGCCTTCAATAGATAAAGTAATGGAAAGCTTACGAAGCATAGCTAAATAGGAGATATTAATGGAAAATATGGTGTTAGATGCATGGAATGATTTAACGTACTTTGAGGGTATACTATTTACAGTATGGCTTTTTATTTTATATTATGGAAAATGTTGGATAGATAGCAGGTTTAAAAAATGACAGTTGAAACTTTTTTAAAATGGAAAATTTTACCAAGACTAATGATGCTTGCTAGTACAGTCATGTCATGGAGATGTGCTGAATGGTTTATGCAGCTTGAAGTTCCTACAGCTGCTCAATCCGCCTTTGTATCGGTTGTTATGGGTGTAATGACAGGTGTGTTTGGTATATGGATGGGGCATGAACATAAAGGAGATAATATTAGTAATTCTTCAACAACAAATAAATGACTGTTTTCTTATTGATTTGTTACTTAAATTCAAATATTGATGACAAAATTTATTTTAAAAACGTGAATGATTGCATTTTTTATGCAGAAAGATTAAATAAACAAATGATTTCTGTACCAGAAAAGGTTGAAAGTTATCAATGTATGTGTAAACTTGTATCAAAAGTTGATATTGATAAAGTCAAAGTTTATTAGGAGGTAGCAATGTTACAAGCTTTGATAGGTCCAGTAACTGGACTTCTCGATAAATTTATTCCAGACGCAGATCAAAAGGCAAAGCTCGCACACGAGATAGCCACTATGTCTGAAAAACATGCTCAAGAAGCTTTACTTGCCCAGTTAGAAATAAACAAAGCAGAAGCTGCAAGTGGCTCAATTTTTAAAGGTGGATGGAGACCTGCTGTTGGATGGGTATGTGCGATTGCTTTTGCATATCATTTTATTCTTAAAGATTTGATCATATTTGGTGCTACTTTTGCAGGAGCAGAGCTTCCAGAATTGCCAGAATTTGATATGGGTACACTTTTAACTGTTTTGGGTGGAATGTTAGGAATTGGTGGATTGCGGACATACGAGAAGCAAAAAGGTCTAACTAAATGAATGAAGAAAAAGTAGTAATTTGTTATATACATAAAATAGTTATGCAAGAAGTAGACCAATCAGAACCAATCCCTTTTTTGGGTGAGTTTAAATATAAAGAGTATAAATGTCCAATGTGTATGACAACACTTAGAGAAGATCAGTAATGGATGGTGTGAACGTAGCACAATTCCTTTTAAAGAACATACGTCAAAGAAGAGATGAGTTAATTCAATCTTTGGCTGATGGTTCGATAGACTCAATAGAAGACTATCGGTTCATAACAGGTCAAATACGAGGACTGACTTGGTGTGAAGAAGAAATAAGAACCTCGATGAAAGGTATAGACGATGACTAAAAAACTTTATGTGCCAGATAGATTATTGGCAAAAAAACAAATTAATCCAACTCCAACATCAATATCAAAAGCTTTTGGAAAGTCAGAAGAGCCTAACAAAAATGAAGATGATCCATCAAAAATAGATGTATCAGTCATTGAAAGATTGCCACAACCAACTGGTTATAGGCTTTTAGTAATTCCTTACTATCCAAGAGAAAAGACAAAAGGTGGTGTTTACATACCAGACGCAACAAGGGATAGAGAATCATTTGCAACTGTTGTTGCTTATGTAGTCAAAATGGGTCCAGATGCCTATAAAGACGAACATAAATTCCCAAATGGAGCGTATTGTTCTGAAAAAGAATGGGTACTTATGGGTAGATATGCTGGAAATAGGTTCAAAGTGGAGGGTCTTGAGCTAAGACTCATAAATGATGATAATATTATAGCAAAAATACTTGATCCCACAGATATTTCGTATGTATAATGGAGAGCATGATGTCCGAATCACAAGAAAAAATTGAAGTTTTAGAAAATGAAGAAGAAAATGTCATTGTTGACATAGATGAGTCTTCAGAAAAAAAACAAGAATCTTTAAATTCTCAAGCACAAAATGCAGAGCGAACAGATGTTCGTTCTGACAAGCCAGAAGAAGAGCTTGATGAATATTCAGAAAATGTTCAGAAACGTATTAATCAATTAACTGCTAAAAGAAAAGCCGCTTTAGAAGAGGCTGACGCAGCTTTTAAATATGCAGAAGAGCAAAAAAGGCAGAATGAAGAGCTTCAAAAACAACTTAAACAATTAAACACTGGATACACTTCAGAGTTTGGTAATAGAATAGAAGCACAAACTGCTCAAGCAAAAAAACTTTATAAGGAGGCTTTTGATGCTGGAGATGCTGAAAAAATGTCTGAGGCAAGCGACCTCATGGCTAAACTCGCTATTGAGAACGAAAGACTCAGAATCCAAAAAGCAAGAAATGAGCAAGAAAGAACAGTTGCAAATAATGAAGGACAGAGCAACAACCAAGAAACCCAAACCCAAGCGAGGCAAGTCAACCAAAGGCAAGAAATAGATCCAAAACTACAAGGTTGGCTTGATAAAAATACTTGGTTTGGTCAAGATATGGTAATGACAAGAGGAGCACAAGTCATACATGAGCAAGTTGTTGCTGTAGATGGCTTCGATCCTACAACTGATGATTACTATAAAGAAATTGATAAAAGAATCAGAAAAGAGTTTCCTCATAAGTTTCAGAGTGACAGAAAAGTCGCCCAGACTGTCGCACCTGTGAACGGAAAATCCGTTAATAATAATGGGCGGAAAAAGCAAATAGAACTTACTCCTGGACAAGTTGCGTTTGCTAAAAAAATGAGAATACCTTTGGAGCAGTACGCAAAAGAGGTAGCTAAAATAGATTCCAGGAAAGGAGCTTAAAATGGTGGATAGAACCAATCGAGAGTCTGTTACTCGTGAAAAACAGGAAAGATTTAAAGCATGGACACCTCCATCAGCATTAGATGCTCCCCCAGCACCTATTGGTTACAAACATAGGTGGATTAGAGAACGTGTTATGGATTACGATGATAGAGCTAATGTCCATAAACGACAAAGAGAAGGATATGAATTAGTACGTGCAGAGGACTATCCAGATGCAGATTTCCCTGTGATTGATGAAGGCAAAAATGCTGGAGTAATTGGTCAAGGAGGACTTTTATTAGCACGGATTCCAGATGAAATAGTCGAATCAAGAAATGAGTATTTCATGAATAAAACAAGTACCCAGATGGAGGCTGTTGATAGAGATTTGATGAAAGAATCAAACCCTTCTATGCCAATATCAAAGGAAAGGAAGTCTCAAGTCGCTTTTGGTGGCAAGAGGCAAAGTTAATAAAATTCTTACTTAGGAGTTAAAAATGGCAAATCAAGATGCTGCTTTTGGCATGAGACCAGTCAAGATGGTAGGGGGTGCCCCTTTCACTGGTGGTCAAAGCCGATATAGAATCGCTGCCAATTACGGAACAAGTATTTTTCAAGGTGACATGGTAGCCCAAGTCACTGGTGGCGGTGTAGAAGTACACGCTGATGGAGGATCAGTCCCAATAGTTGGAGTGTTCAATGGTTGTAGGTATACAGACCCTACAACTGGAAAAGAAACCTTTTCCAATTACTACCCTGCAAGCACAAATGCTGCGGATATTGAAGCTTTCATTATAGATGACCCAAATGTTATCTTTGAAATTCAAGCCGATGCTACATTTCCAGTTGCAGATTTATTAGGTAACTTTGACATTGTTTATACAAGTGCAGGCTCAACTGTAACTGGTATTTCTGGTGCAGAGTTAGACGTAACAACAGGTGCTACTACTGCTACTCTACCGATCAAAGCGATAGACATATCACAAGATCCAGAGAATAGCGATGTTGGCTCCGATGCGACTAATGTCCTTGTTGTGATTCAAAATCACATATTTGGGCAAAAGTCTGCTGGATTAGCGTAAGGAGATTAGATTATGGCTATTTCAAGAGCACAACTCCAAAAAGAGTTAGAACCAGGTCTTAACGCTTTATTCGGCATGGAATATGATCGTTATGATCAAGAGCATTTAGAAATCTATGACACAGAATCTTCAGACAGAGCGTTTGAAGAAGAAGTAATGTTGAGTGGATTTGGTAATGCAGCAACAAAATCAGAGGGTGCTGGTGTATCTTTTGATAATGCAAACGAAGTGTATACTTCAAGATATACAATGGAAACTATTGCTTTAGCTTTTGCACTTACAGAAGAAGCAATGGAAGACAACTTGTATGATCAGCTTGGAGCTAGATACACAAGAGCGTTAGCAAGATCAATGGCACACACAAAGCAAGTAAAAGCCGCTGCTACATTAAACAATGCGTTTAATTCAAGCTTCACTGGTGGCGATGGTAAAGAGCTTTGTGCTACAGACCATCCTTTAGGTGGTGGTGGAACATTTAGAAATGAGCCATCAACTGCTGCAGATCTTAATGAGACATCATTAGAAAATGCTCTTATCGACATTTCAAACTTTGTTGATGAGAGAAATATGATTGTAGCATTAAGGGGAATGAAACTTATTATTCCACCTGCATTACAATTTGTTGCAGACAGATTACTTGAGTCCACTTTAAGACCAGGAACATCTGACAATGATGTTAACGCAATGAAAAACATGGGTATGTTACCAGAGGGTTATACAATTAACCACTTCTTAACAGACACAGATGCGTTCTTCATCAAGACAGATGCACCTAATGGTTTCAAGTATTTTGAAAGAATTCCATTAAGTACAAGTATGGAAGCTGACTTTGATACAGGCAACATGAGATATAAAGCTAGAGAGCGTTATGCCTTTGGTTTTTCAGACCCTCGTGCTGTCTTTGGTTCTCCTGGAGCCGCATAAAAATATTCACATATTTTTTAAGGGGTCTTTTCAGACCCCTTTTTTTTGTGTATAGTTAAATTACCTTGACGAACAATTAAGTTCGACAGAGCCAAGACAAGGAGATTTATATGGCTAATTCAACATTCTCAGGTCCTATACGATCTGAAAGCACAATCAAGACTATTAGTAAAAATGCTACTACTGGAACAATCACAGAAGTTATGACTATGGGTGATGCACCAGTTGCATTAGCAGACGAGAACAAAACACTCGATAATGCAACACACAGCGGAAGAACAATGGTTGTACCAGCTATAACTGCTAATAGAACAATTACACTTCCATCCCCAACTGGAGGAGCTACATTTAAGCTTATATATGGTGGTGCAGCAGAAGAGACAGAAAATCTAATAATTGATACTGGCTCAGACACTAACTTCTTTATTGGTGGTGTACAGCACTTAGACACTAATGCAGATAACGTATCAGTGTATGCAGATGGTAATTCAAACTCAAAATTAACACTTACTGATTTTGGTATTATGGAAATTAATATCATGGCTAAAGATTCAACAAATTGGTATATTTGGGGTAATGTAGTTTCTGAAGACGCTCCAGCTTTTGCTGATCAATAATAGGAGGTATAAATGGCTGATGCAGTAACCTCTCAAACTTTAATTGATGGCGAGCAAATTGCCGTACTGAAGTTTACAAATATTTCTGACGGCACAGGTGAATCTACCGTTACAAAAGTAGATGTTTCTGCTTTATCATCAAATGCTAGAGGGCAAGCTTGCACAAAAGCTACCATTGAAAAAATATGGTGGCAGTGCAATGGCATGAAAGTACAAGTTTTATTTGATGCTACATCAAATGTTTTTTGCATAGAGCTTGGTGAAAATCAAAGTGGACATCACGATTACACATCTTTTGGTGGATTAACAAATAATGGTGGAAGTGGAGTTACTGGAGATGTACTTTTTACCACTGTTGGTGCCAGTTCTGCTGATACTTACACAGTAATAATGCAAGTCAGAAAGCTTTATTAATGCCTAGGAAGCAAGACAAACAGCCTCCTAAAACTAAAAAGTATTTCCGCTCCACTAAAAGTGGTGCGGGAATGACCAAAGCAGGTGTTGCTCGATATAGAAGAGAGAACCCTGGAAGTAAATTAAAAACAGCTGTTACAGGTAAAGTAAAAGCAGGAAGCAAGGCATCTAAAAGAAGAAAATCATTTTGTGCTAGAAGTGCAGGTCAAATGAAACAGTTTCCTAAAGCAGCAAAAAATCCTAACAGTCGTTTAAGACAAGCTAGAAGAAGGTGGAAGTGTTAATATGAAAGCAGAAGATGTTTTAAAATTATTAGAAAAACACGAAAGTGAATGTAATAGGCGATATGCAGAAATACAAGA